GCCCAGTTGGATCAATCTCAGTAAGTACTGACGCTGGTAGTGTGATGCTAACTGAAAAATACGAAGGCACTATGGTAGGTAGCAGTGCAATGTTACCTAGCGACCCAAGAAAATTATTATTAGAAAAAGTAAACATCAACAACAATCTTATTATTGTTCCCCCAAGCGAATTTCCTAGAGGCTTTGCAAACGACGACGAAGAAGAAGAATTTAGAACTGAACTAGACGTGGACCTGTTGGAGAATGAAGAACTGTCGGAAGATTTGTTGGCCGAAGATAAAGATTTTAAAACCAATGCACTAGATGTAAACAGATTAAACAACAACTACTTAGATAACTTGCTGGATATCAATGTTGCATCTTTAGATGAAGACGCTCTAGAGGAAGAAGACAACGAAATACTACCTAATGTCAAAAACTTTCCTTGGATGCAAACTGTGATCAATGAAGAATTTATATTGATAGACTCTGATCGCTCGCCGCATATATCAATGCTAACAACCAGTTTAGACACACACGGCACTTACAATCTAAGCCAAGATGGTGTAACGGCTGCAGTGCAACTGAACAGTGGAGGAACAAATGTTTCGTTCAATATTACACAAACTCAGTAGTGCTGTACTTGTTTATTTGATGTTTGTAAGTGTTGCTGTTGCAGCCATTACTGATCTCAAACTCAGCACTGCACAGATATTTGATGTGCAATGGTACATCTCTGGCGGAACATTACACGCTAGTGGATTTAACTATATCTATGCAAGTGTAAACTATGCCAATCAAACTGCGTCGGCTGCTAGATGGACCGCAGCACAAACAGCAGATGCCAACAGCAACGGCAGATACATAGGATTTTTCAACAGCACCACTAATCCAGGTACCTATGGTATGGCAGTGTTCAACAGTGATGGAACTACCTATAAGATTATCAACAACACTGGGTCGTTTAGAGCACTGGCCAATGGAGCGATTTTCTATAACGGTAATGGCATGTGGGGAACCTTAATCACCACCGGTCAAGGATACAACCTCGGACAAAGCGGCTCGTGGTCTGTTACCCAAGATAACCCATCTAATAGTCAACTACAAGCATATACGCCTCCTAGCAGTACTCCATTGGCAGCAGGTCAAACTGCCGCACCGCCAGCTGTAGCAACTCCAATCTATAATAACAGTTCTAACGTTTATATAACCAATCACTATCCTACCAGCAACAACAGTCCAGCAGGTGAAGGTGCATCACAAGCATTTGATAATAATCCAAGCACCAAGTACCTAAACTTTGACAAGCAAAATGCTGGTGTTACTATAAAATTAAATGCTGGTCGTGTAGTGAATGAGTTTACACTTACCACTGCAAATGACTTTTCTGGGAGAGACCCAACCAGTTATAAACTATATGCAAGCAATGATGGTGTAAACTGGACACTGATTCAAGAAGGCCCACTATCTCTTAGCAACGACAGATTTTGGACCAGTCCTAAAATTCCAGTAACCAATACCAATGCATATGTATATTATTACATATTTTTCCCTACAACCAAATCAGGCGAAGGTTGTGGGCTGAACTGTGATAGTATGCAGATTGCTGAAATTACATTCTACTATAATTCGGGCAACACTACAACATCTACACCTACTGGAACTGGTTCTGTAACCAACCCTGGATCCGTTCCGACTCCGGTTTACTCATCAGGTATAAATCCAACTCAAGCAATGCGTAGAGCTGCCAATCTAGCACAAACTACAGGCAATAACGCAAACGTAAATATTGTTGGCAACAACAATGCAGTGTCGGTACAACAGATTGGTGGCGGACATTATGCAAGCGTAGATGTAGATGGCAACAGTAACAGTATAAATACCTTACAAACAACTGCTACATCGTCTAGGCATTATCTAGAAGCGTCTGTGGATGGTAATAGCAACACACTGTTGTTACAGCAAAGGGACACAAACAAAAACATGTTTGTTAGCATATACGGCGATTACATTAATCTCACAGTAAACCAAAAGGGGTTGGGCAATCACTATCTGGAAATGAACATACTTGGTGATGACCACGTTGCTAGCATAGTACAAGACGGCAGCGGCAATCATGCTGCTACAATACAATTGGAAAATGGCGGCGGCGCATGGAATTTTCAATTGAATCAAAACGGATCTACTAATCAGACCTACAGTTTACCGCATGGATTGAGCAATGGCAATACAGTATCTGGAGTATGTAGCACACCATCAGGTTGCAATTTAACAGTTAATCAACAATAAGGAACGCAAATGGATTTAGTATATGGAATAGCATTGAGTTTTCATTTAGGAATGAACGACAACTATAATAATTTGCATCCACATATTCGTTTGCAAAACGATGACTTTATTGCAGGGGCTTACTACAACAGCGAAGATGCGTTAAGTGCTTATGCTGGCATCGAACTAGGTCACGGAAAGTGGAATCACGAATTTGGAGTAGTATCTGGCTACGATGAAAGTACTGTAATTCCCTTTGTTAGATCCACTTACGAATTAAATGATAATACAATAGGTTATATAACGCCTGGATTTGAAGACAACAATGTTGGTGTTGTTTTAGGTATAGAATTTCAAATTAAAAAATGAAATGGTTAATCAATTTATTTAAGGTAAAAGAGGATGAAGTACACACTGGACCATCGGACTTCTATAATAGAATTGCTGAAATCCAGGCCCGTATCGCCGCTGTTAGAAGCCGCAATGGATGGGACCAAGAACCCGATAAAAATATTAAAGTACGACCCGAACCGTTGGTGGCCCAAGAAAAATTAAAGGTAACCAAGATCAGCAATGAAGACCTAAAAGCCAAGTTGCTGTCAATGAAAAAATAATAAATACAGTATGAAAAAACTTTTATTATCACCCGTTTGGAGCATTTTAGTATTAGGATTGTTGGGCTGGCTACAGTTCAGTAACCCTGATTTTTTAGAAAGTCTTAGATTACGTTACTTTGACCAATTAATTGTAAATCAAGCACCTGTAGAAAATAACATTTATACAGTCGACATCGACGAAGCAAGCATTGCTGCTCAAGGTCAGTGGCCTTGGCCCAGAGGCGACTATGCTGCACTCATAGAAGATCTTTATGCACGTGGTGCAGGATTAGTTGTGTTTAATATTTTAATGAGTGAGTTTGACCGAGCAGGTGAAGATATTGTTTTAGCAGATACTATGAAAAACTATCCGGTGATAGTAACTATGTTGGGTACAGCAGAGAACAAAAATGAACCAATCAATCCCGGTGCTAGTATTATTAATAGCGATTATATTGATCTTATTCCTGGTGTGCCCGGTATTACAGCAAACGTACCTGCTATCGAAAATGCGGCAGTTGGTTCGGGAATTGTCAATACTTTTCCAGAAATAGACGGTGTTACAAGACGTGCGCCACTGATACTTGAAAGTGGCGGAATACTATATCCTAACGTAACAATGGAAATTCTGCGTGTTCTTGCAGGTGATCCTAGTTTCCAAATCAAATTATCACCAATTGGCATTGACAAACTACGTATTCCGCAATACGGTCCATTACAAACTGATGAATTAGGTAGAGTGTGGATAGACTGGAGTCAAGGCTTTAGCAGTCATAGTGCAGCGGAACTACCTGCAGACTTTGGTGGTGGTATAGTATTTGTAGGTCCTACTGCGGCTGGCATTACACAACCAATTGCAACCGCCAAGGGCGGCGTGTGGCCACATGAACTACAGGCTATGATGTTAGGCACAGTGTTTAATGCAAGTAACATAGAACGGCCCGCATGGTCAAATAGTGCTGAAATGCTAGCGTTCATACTTGCCGGTTTAGTATTAATATTAGCAGCACGTTGGACTTATGCGGGCATTGGTATATTCTTAATCTTAGTTGGAACATCTGTAGGCGGCAGTATCTATGCGTTTGCTACTTACAACTTCTTACTTGATGGTTTTGTCCCAGCAGCATTTCTATTGTTAGTAGGACTAGTAAGATATACAGTTAAGTTTGTAAGCGAGTTCTTACAAAAGCAAAAGATCAAAAAGCAGTTCGGCGGATATGTATCACCTAAGATTGTTGATTTGTTGGCCAAAGACCCTAGCGTTATAGAACGTGGGGTTAAGAAAAACATTAGTATAACAATGACTGACCTGCGTGGATTTACTCCATTGGGCGAAAGTTATGGTGCTGATGTTGAAGGGCTGCGTCAAATAATGAACGATTATATGGAAGCAATTACACAGCCAGTATTGCGTAATGAAGGTACTATTATCAAATATATCGGCGATGCTAGTTTACACATCAATGGAGCACCATTCGATCAAGACAATCATGAATGTGTTGCAGTGAAGACTGCAATCGAAATGATTGATGCTGTGGAGGTGTTTAATGAAGAACTTAAAGCAAAAGGCAAGCCGCCTGTGGGAATGGGTGCTGGTATCAACACTGGTCCTACTGTTATTGGCAATATTGGTAGCTATAAGCGTTATGGTTATGACGTTTTAGGCGATAGTGTTAGCACTGCCGCTCGCTTAGAAGGACAAACAAAGCCATACGGTGTATTGTTAATTCTAGGACCAAAAACTGCCGAAGTAGCTAAAAATTTCTATCATGTTGTAGAACTAGATTGGCTAGCAGTTAAAGGAAAAACTGAAGCACTTACAATCTATACAGTAGTTTGGAGAGACACACCTAGAACTGATTTCTGGGTAACACATCAACAGTTCTTAGACGAATACAGATCTAGTAACTGGATACAGGCTATGGTTAAAGCAAATTGGCTAATTGATAACGGTCCTGCTTCACTTGTTAAGTATTATCAAATGATGAAAGATAGAATTGATGAATTAGCTGAATCAGATATTCAAAACTTTGACGGCATTTATCGTGCAACTTCGAAGTAACAGGAGAAGAAGATGGATTTATTTAGACAGCTAACGCTAATGCACATGCAAGCATACGAAACATGGTTCCAAACAACAATGTTTCCAATAATGATGAATCAAAGCAAAGAATGGAATAAACTAAAATATAGTTTGATGAATTTAAAGTAAGATATTAACTAAATATTATTATGGCATCAAATGGCATTTCTACACTAGCAACAAAAGAACTTAAACAAAAAGCTAAACTAGATTTAGCCGCAATAAAACGAGCCACCGATGGAAATCTAAGAGCAACTTACGATATTACACAGTTGCCTACACAGTATAACAATAATGTCATTATTGATAATCCTAACGCAGGCGGACTGGTCGCAGGTCGTCCGTGGATTGAAACAGTTAGCACATTTACTTTCTACGAAGCATTTGGCACAACAACAGCATTATCAACAACTCAATATGTAAGCGGCAATAAGATATACGTTTACTCTTCTACGTTTGATGTTCCGAGCTATCAAAATGCTAGAATAGTGGTTAATGATATAGAGATATACAATGCTGGTAGTCGTGGACACACCTTGGCAATATTGGACTCGTACGGTAATACTATCAGTATTAACACCTACGATACCTACGACGGTCCAACTGGCGCAGCACAACTTACAGCATTGGCTTCGGCCCTAAACGGAGTTGCTAGTGGTAATATTGTAGTTCTTACAGTATGGGACGCTAGTGCATTAAATGCTACAGTGCGTTCAGCAATTAATACAGGTTACGGTTCCACTAATAGTAATACGTGGACGTCATCTAGAGTAGATCACATCTTTATTGGAGAGAAAGTATAATGGGAGTTCAAAACCCAAACAGCACAGCTTATGTGCATCCAGACGAGCCCAATCTTTTAAATCTCCATAAAGCAATGGAGTATAACGGGTTAGGTCAACCTATTATAAGAACAGTATTAGGCGGTGGCACAGGTGGAGTGGATGCGTTCGGTCGTATGCAGGTTGCAGAACCATACACATTATTCGACAGCCAACACCGTTATGCAGAAAATGATAAATTTTTCACTACTACAGTTTCCGGTGGTTCAACTAATCACGACGCAAATGCAAGTTTAGTTAACATGGTTGTAGCTGGTAGTAGCGGTGATAAGGTAACAAGAGAAACAACTCGTGTGTTTACATATCAGCCAGGTAAAGCATTAGAAATGTTTCACACGTTCACAATGTCAGCAGCATTAAACGGTTTAAGACAACGGGTTGGGTATTTCAATGATGATAACGGTATATTTTTAGAACAAACTAACAGTACGTTGTATTTGGTATTAAGAAGCAAAAGCAGTGGTGTTGTTGTAGAAAATCGTATAGCTCAAAGTAGCTGGAACGGAGATACGCTAGATGGAACTGGTGCTAGTAAAATTACACTAGATGTGTCTAAAAGCCAAATATTTTATACCGACATTGAATGGTTAGGTGTTGGATCTGTTAGATGTGGATTTGTTATCAATGGGGCATTTGTTGTAGCGCATAGTTTTCATCACGCTAACCTTACTACCGGAACATACATGACTACTGCAACATTGCCTATACGTTACGAAATTGAAAATACTGCATCCACTGGCGTAACATCTACACTAAAACACATTTGTAATACTGTAATTAGTAGCGGCGGTTTTAGTCCTTTTGGTATAAGTAGGTCAGCAGGTCGTGGACTAACTTATTATAATCTAAGCACTAGCGGAACTTACTATCACATGGTTAGTATAAAACTTACTAGCGCAAGACTGCAAGATGTCGTTATACCAACTAATATAAATGTTATGACATCTAGTAACCACAATTTACAATTCAAGTTGGTAAAAAATGCAACGTTTGGAACTACACTTTCATATACAACTGATAGCAGCGTCGACTATAGTATAACTGATAGTGCTGTAACAAATCAGGGAACTGTTTTACTTAGCGGGTATGTTGTTAACAAAGGCGAAGCAAGAGGTTTTAACATGGACGAGTTGATAAAATACCAACTTTCAAGAACATCAACTGCTGATGTTTATAGCATTATAGTAACATCTGATACAAACAACTCAAACGCCGCAGGTAACATGAGCTGGATGGAGCCATTAAGGGGATAACATGGACTTTTTAACACTTGCAAGTGAAGTAGGATTTCCTATTGCAGGATCATTGGCTGCAGGTGGGTTTGTGTTCCTTACGCTAAAGTTTATCCTTGCAGGTGTGACGGGTGCAGCGACCACACTTAAAAATATTATTGCACAACTAGACAATCGTGTGCAAACTATGAACAACGATTTAGTTAAGATAGATGCATTACTAAGTTATACACTAGGTGTTAAGCCTAACGTGGATCGTATTGCAGCTAACGAAGGTAAAGAAGATGCCCGGAGAGATTAATGGAAATTGATATAGCAGCCGCAATTAAAGACTTTGGATTTCCTGTTATTGCTGCATTTGGCATGGGATACTTTATATTCTTTATCTGGAAATGGGTGACAGAAGAAATTGACCCAGTTTTAGGTGCTACTATGGGAACACTAATCAAACTTGTTGACCGTGTACGCATGTTAGACAACGATATGATTCGTATGAATATGAAGCTGAGTATGGTGCTAGAACATAAGCATTTGTTAGACAAAGCCCTTACTAAAGAACAAGCGGCAGAGCTAGATGCTATAGTTGACAAGTATCAAACTCGTAGCAAAGTGTTTGATTCTACCGGTCAAAGCAAACCCGCAGAGCCAAAAAAAAATTAACTAAGCCACGCAAAGTTAATAAAGTGATTAATTATTTGAAAAAAAATAAAATGGCAATTACGCTTATAACAGGAGTAATTGCAAACATAACAGTATTTCTTATACTATGATGCTCTACACATTTATGACACTATATCAAGTGGTGTAGAACAAAAGGCACAAGAGTTTTTAACTACATCTTGTGCCTTTTATTATGTTAACAGCTTTAGCCTTTATAAATATTCTTAAATACATCCTTGCCAGGAACACGGATAAACTTTTTATCGGTTTGTTCCTTGTTAGGATTTTCAATGGTAACCATTGTCTTTTTGCCGGCACGATGTGCCTTAAGCTGATTCATCAACCGATCTGCAGGATCATTGCTAGCAGTCTTCATTGAGGACTGACGAAGACCTTGCGAAATAAATCCTTTTGACTTTCCACCCTTTTTTGCCATTGTAACTCTCCTATTGGCTGTATTGTGTTTACGTTCAATCAATATAGCAATAGCACATCACTTTGTCAACTATATATTTGAACATTTCCGATAAGTTTGGATCGACTGAACTTGTTGCTTGTTTCATAAACTGCTATTGTTATGTACGTAATATCTCAGTAAATATTAAATCATGAGCAAGAAGTATGCAATAAAAGTAATGTTCCCTGATGAGGATAAGTGGGTATATGTGTTACAACGTCCTACATTTTTACATCCAGAAGAACATGTAATGACTTTTTATAATTACAACCGTGCAGTCGAATACATTAAAGAGCACGATTTAGTTGACATTGCAATGATTGTGTTTGTGATTCAAGAACATGAAACTTGGTACGAAATAGATTGACATACAAAATGTTTGTTGTAAGTTAAATATGTGGTAATATGGAGATACAACTATGAAAAAAATACTATTAGCACTTGCACTAACACTTGCCGCAACATCTGCATTTGCACAAGAAAGTAGAAGTTTCGAAGTGTGGGGTAACGTAGTTGACATAGAGTCAATTTGGATCAAAACTCAACAACCGGTGCAGAATTGCTATATTGAAAATAGAACTACAAATAACAACAATGCTGCAGGCGGTGCGCTTACTGGCATGATTATCGGCGGACTACTTGGCAAAGGCGTTACCGGTAAAGATGATGGTGCTATTGCAGGCGCTGTTATCGGTGGTATGGTCGGTGCAAACAACGGCGCAAATAATTCGGGTATTAGGCAAGTAGAAGTTTGTAACACTGAATACGTCACTCAAACTGTTGCAAATGAAGCTGATGTTATTTTTAATGTAATGGGTAATAATGTTCCAATTCGTATGAATGCTACACAAGCAAACAATTATTATGTAGGGCAACGTGTTCGCCTACGTCTTCGTCTCCAACTATTGAATTAAAAATGACAATGCATCTCGTTGGTCCTCACATGACCACTACAAAATACCATCGCAAAAAGTCGTCTAAGAAAACAGCACGACAACTTGAAGCAGAGCGTCAACACCTAGAGTTCTTGAAAAAGATGGGTGTTGACGACGAAAGCCTAAGACAAAAACTACCACACGATAAAAAAGGACGCAGACAAGGTATTTGTGAAATGCCTAACTTGTCTACTGGTCCTAGACTAACAAGTGATCGTGTTGCAGGGCATGGTGTTGCAAAAGATCGCAAAACATATACTGGTAATGAACTCTTGGGCATTGCAACAATGCATAAAAGCAACGCAGTACCTATTAGGAAAGATAGTCCAGAAGCAGCAAAAGATATTGCTGCAATGCGTAGATAACTTGACATCTACACATTTCTGTCATATATTAAACATGTAATAGCTAAGAGGCTACCATGAAACGATTTGCTAAACGTTACTATGCACCCGACGATTGGAACTTTAAAGGCAATCAGTTAGTGGGAACACAGTGGGCAGTGCCTGGTAGTAAGCCAGGAAGCGAGTATGCTGTAACGATGGCAGACAAAGGCTTCGAGTGCAGTTGCACTGGCTTTAACTTTCATGGTAAATGTAAACATGTCATTCAAGTAGTAGAACGCTTTGATTAATGCCGAAAAAACGCAGATCACCGAACTTTCGTAAACAAACTGGACGTAATATACACGAAAAGTATAAAAAATTAGATCAACTTCCCAGGAACGAAGAATTGCAAGAAAAATTATCAGAACAATTAGAAAATCCAACTGTTGGAAAATTAAATCGATTAGCATCTAAGTTAACAGGTATAAAACCCAATAGAGGCAATGCTGCTGATAAATTTGCTGGCAGAGTACCTGGTAGATTCATGAAAGGTAAACTATGACGATTCACGCAACACTAGACTTAGAAACGCTAGATACAAGTCCTAGTGCAACAGTATTATCACTTGGTGGTGTAAAGTTTAATCCATACACTGCAAATGAACCTTATGATAAATTGTATTTTAAAATTAGTATCGACGATCAAGATCGCTTAGGCAGATCGGTTAGTGATAGCACAATTGAATGGTGGGGCAAACAAGACCCTGCTATTATGGAAGAGGCTTTTGACCAAAGTAACCCAAACGAAGTTATGACAGTTCAGCAAGCACTTGATAGTTTAAACAAGTGGGTTGTTGGTGTGAATACATTCTGGGGTCAAGGATATGGGTTTGACTATACTATTCTCGAAAATATGTATCGTAGTGTAAGCCGACCCATTCCGTGGCAATTTTGGCAAGTTAAAGACAGCAGAACATTGTTTAGTTTGCTAAGAGAAGATCCACGTAAGAAAATGCAAAAAAGTCTTCATAATGCGTATTATGATGCATATTATCAATCAAAAGCAATTCAAATTGCATACAGTGATTTAGGAGTAACACAATGGGGCTAGTGCCTATCGTAATTGACAAAACAAGTCAAGGTGAACGTAGCTACGACATTTATAGTCGTTTGCTAAAAGATCGTGTAATAATGCTAAACGGTCCAGTAGAAGATTATAGTGCTAACTTAGTTGTTAGCCAATTACTATTTCTAGAAAGTGAAAATCCGGACAAAGATATTACGCTGTATATCAATAGTCCGGGCGGTGTAATTACTGCAGGTATGAGCATCTATGATACTATGCAATACATCAAGCCAGACGTTGCAACAGTAGTAATGGGCCAAGCATGTAGTATGGGATCATTTTTAGCACAAGCAGGCGCACCAGGTAAACGTTGGATATTGCCGCATAGCCGTACTATGATTCACCAACCAAGCGGCGGTGCTCGTGGGATGCAAAGCGATATCGAAATCCAATACAAAGAAATTACTGCAATGAAACGTATGTTGACAGACTTGTATGTTAAGCATAATACTGCAGGTAAAACATACGAAGATTTCGAACGTGATATGGATCGTGATTATTTTATGACAGCACAAGAAGCTGTTAATTATGGTCTTGCAGATAAAGTTATCGACAAACGATGATAAGTAATAATACAAGTGGACTAGGTGTTCGCCCCACTATAAATATTCCGCACACTCCGTATTGCATAGGAGTATAAAATGGCAAAAAAATACGTATCGACAAAAACTTATAGACAAATTGCACCGTGTGCATATCGTCAGTGGAGAGCTAGCAGTCATTGCAACCAAATCCACGGATATGCATTTAGTTTCCATTTCGAGTTCGAAACAGATGAACTAGATGCAAGAAATTGGGCAATGGATTATGGCGGATTAAAGCCGCTTAAAGGATTACTAGAAGATTGGTTTGACCATACATTACTAGTAGCAGAAGACGATCCTAAGAAGGACGAATTATTGCGCCTAGGCGAACTAGGACTTGCTAAAATTACAATGGTAAGTAAAACTGGTTGCGAAGGCATCGCAGAATTCCTTTATGAATATATCAATACGATTTTCTTACCAAGCTACGGCGAAGCTGAACGCCTATGGTGCTCACGTGTAGAAGTGCGTGAAACCGATAGCAACATGGCTTATCGCCAAGGACATCGTGAAGATGGGGAATTTGCCTCTTAATTTGGAATGGTGTGCTAATTGGCAGCAAGACGACAAGTTTTACTGCACAATGTTCATTAAAGAAAACTATTTTAATAGAGCAGCCTTCGTAACATTACTAAACACTCAGTTTGGCGATAATTACGGAGGCTGGCGTTACGACCATCAAAGACACGGGATAGAAGTATGGTTCAGGAATCACGAGGACATGTTGACATTCAAGATGCTGACACAAGTGTCAGACTTGAACGAATTGTCGAAAATTTAAAACACGTTTATGATCCGGAGATTAGTGTTAACATTTATGATCTGGGGTTGATCTATAATATTACACTAGACGGTGATAAGTGTCATATACTAATGAGTTTAACTAGTCCGTTTTGCCCTAGTGTAGACGACATTGTAATGGATGTAAAAATGGCCTGTTGGTCAGTCACTGGTATTAATAATGTGGATGTAGATATTACATTTATTCCCGAATGGGGGCCAGATAAAATGAGCGAAT